GACTGACTGAGCCGCGCCCGGGAACAGAGGCATGAGCTCAAATTCGATTAGGGTCCGGTCCGCGTTGAGGGTTCCGAAATCCAGGGAACCCGTACTTTGATCGTGAAGCGGATGGAGTGCAAAAGACTGGGTATATATGTTCGTCCTGTCATCCGTAACACCCAGATTACAGCTGTAAGGCACCGCGAATTTATAATGCTCGTGACTCTCCATCAGGGTGTTCGGAAATGATTCCCCGTTTAGGAAGAAGGTTGCCTTTTTCATGATCGGCGTGTTCCGTGTAACCATGCTATACGTAAGTGTCGGGTCGACACCTTCCTGCGTTCCAACTATCCACTGGTAATCTCTCGCCCGACTCCTCACGAACGTTACGTACCTGTGCGTGGCGAGGTCCTGTGTGGTAAACAGCTTGTCTCTGAAGAACCAGTGGAAGGTTTTGACTTTGCTCTTCGGTTCCAGGTTCACCTTCAAAGTCCTGGACTCGGTCGTAAAAGAGGTATGCTTCTTCACCACGTTGACCAGCACGTCGTAGTTGCTATCCACGATGTACAAACGCTCTTCGCCCTTCAGTTTAATCTCTTCGGTGATGAGTTGAAAATTATTCAGCTCTATCACGTCGGGTTTGAACTCACCGGGTGCGGCGGGATCGACACCCTGCCACCAGCTTTGTGGATGGAAAGTCAGCTCAAACTGGATTTTTTGCCGATGAATCGCACACACTGGAAAGTACTGCCGGTCTTCAACCTCTTTCCTGAGTTCGGTCTTGCCGTACTTTCGACAAAAGAACATCGAGAGGGGGATGATGAAACGGTTCGAAAATTCGTACGACGCCACTGGACTAACCCCGGGTGTGAATGGTTCCGACATGTTTTGCAGCACCAGGTTGCCCTGCCTACTCTGGGGGTCCAAGTAGACGCTCTCGTGTATCATTTCCCAATCGTCCGTAATCTCCTCTAGCAAAATGTCATCCACGTACATGGCTATTTTTTTCAGGAATCCGCGACCGAGTGGCGTCGTGTAGTTGACGTTGGTGTTCTGTTTCGCCGGCAAGTCCAGTTTCAAATAAATATTGGTCAACAGATCTCCCATGTTCCTTGGGTCGTATTCGACCTTAACTACCTGATTGAACGGCCAGCCCGCGGCGCGACCGGGATTGAGCACATCTCTGGTTCGGTGGTATTTTCGAAACTCGCTGTGGGTAGTTATATTTTCGTAATTAAAATTTGATCTATCTGGGTCTTTGCTCACTAGATACGTGTCTTGCTTGCCAAAGGCTTTGAGCTGCAATTTCGCCGCCGCGCTCATATACTATATCCATACTTGATATTTTTTAAGTCAACTTTGTACATCGTGTCACAACCAGTCTGCTCGATGATGGCGAGTTGCTTTCGAAGCTTCTCAGCCTCGTCGTTCATGAGAGCGACTCTTTCCTCTGTGTACTCCACAGTCTTAGTGTTGAGGAGATAATCGAACGTGCGTTCAACTTTTGGGAATTTCCGTGCCGAAATCTCGTCTTCCAGGTCTCTCTTTCTCTTTTTAAAAACGCGAATCTCTTCGTTCACAACTGCTTGGATGAACCGAGCGCGATGAGAAGTGATGTCCGATTTGCTTCGCATCTCCTCGATGAGATGGGCCTTTCGTTTCTTGTAGTACTCCATTCGAAGCTGGAAAAAATCAACCAGGATCTCCTCGGGTGTCTCATACTTGTGGATACCTCGAGTTGGGTGGAACAAATGCATGTTTGAGCACCTGATCGTCTTTTCCAACTTTAGGTCCTTCACAAGATCTTTCCCGTTGTACTCTTGAATTAGGAAATTTACACTCTCCGTCGTACTGTTGTTCGCGTAACTCGAAATAATTTTCTGTTCGATGAGGGTATCCAGGTGTTGCTTGTAATCCTGGGTCCATCGACCGGGTGGTAGTTCGGTCACGTGGATCGTGTTTTCAACGCACGTCCAGACGCCTTGAGCGACCCACGATTCGCTATCAGACTGTAAGATCTGACCACGGAATCCGCGATACCAGGGCTTCATCTTTTCGCAACTTCTACCACAGAGAAGATTTATCAGGTTGGCCTTGATGTCGTCTGGATTGAAGGGAGGCACGGAGCAACTGAAGCCTGTGCCGATACCTTCTGTACCATTGACGAGAACCATAGGGAGGGTAGGCATATAAAACTCGGGTTCAATAGACCGACCATCGTCGTCGAGGTAGGTAAGCACCGCGTCGTCTCGGGGATCAAAAATAGCACGCGCCTCTGGTGTAAGTCTGGTGAAAATGTAACGAGTCTGGCTGGCATCCTTACCACCCATGAGTCTGGTTCCGAACTGACCACAAGGTTCCAGAAGATTTATGTTGTTACTGCCCGTATAGTCATTTGCCAACTTCACAATCGTTTCTGCCAGAGACACCTCACCATGATGATAAGCGGACTTTTCAGCCACGTAAGCAGCCAGCTGTGCAACCTTCATCTCGGCAGTCAAATTCTTCTGGAAACACGAATACATAACCTTCCTTTGGGATGGTTTCAGACCGTCGCAGACATGTGCAATGGATCTTTTAAGATCAGCAAGACTAAAGTTCACAAGGTCCTTGTGAACAAAATCTGTAATGTTTAGATTTTTTACGTTACCATATGGAATTTCAAGGTCTTTTGGGTTTTTTGCTGTACTCTCGAGAAGCCACGTCTTACGGTCATCAGCTCTTTTTTTGTCAAAAGCCAAAACAATAGACTCGTCGGTCATGGTGTCAACATCAAACTTGACTGTGAGGTCCTCGATTTTAGAGAAGTACTCACGGGCTTCTTTTGAGGTCGAGGTACCAAGACCCTTGTAATACTTGATGCGCCACCCAGATCGGCCATTACCGTACCACGTGCGAAATGCTGAATCCGTGAAAAAAGACAGACTTTCAGAACCCTTCGTAGCCTTGATGATGGGTGTCACCATCGATACCACGAAACCCAACTTAAGGAGACTGGGCCAGAAGTAATGCAGTTGATTCAGAATCAAACCCTTAATATGGGACCCATCATTATCCGCATCCGTCATAATCATGAGACGACCGTAGCGAAGCTCTGATACGTTGTTGTACTCCTTGCCTTGTTGCAAACCAAGAATCTTCTTCAAGTCATTGAATTCCTGGTTCGAAGTTAGCTGCGCAACGGAGGCGTCACGAACATTTTTAACCTTACCTCTCAAGGGGAAAACCCCATAATAATCGCGACCAACTACAGAGAGACCGGCGACAGCGAGGGTCTTGGCTGAGTCACCCTCAGTCACGATGAGTGTGCACTTTTTCGATTGAGCAGTTCCCGCCCGGGTTGCATCATCGAGCTTTGGGATCCCGGTGATTTTTGACTTTCGTGCACCGCCATCAGTCTTGGCCAATTCCTTCATCTCCTTAAACTTTGAGAGAGCCGTAAGTTCATCTGAAACGCCCGTCTTCAAAACGTTTTTGACGAAGGTTTTCGGCATCTCGAATTTAGATCCAAAATCTTGAGCCTTGAGGGTACACTCACATTTCACCTGACTCGAGAAAGTTGGGTTCTCGAGGGTTGCCTTTACGAAGATGGCGAACGTGTTTTTGACCTGTTGAGGTTTTAGCTTGATTTTCCTGGCCATCTCTTCGATAATCCCAGCAGCGACGAGTGAGGCAGCATGGTCAACATGCGTACCACCTTTAGTTGTACAGATGCCGTTTACGAACGATACCTGCTGCATTCCTTCTTCAGAGGGTCCGACACACACGGACCAGCGGTCGGTCGTAGCGCTGTGTACTTTGTCGAAGCCGTGCATCTTAGCGTAAGCTTCAAAGTTTTGTTTGGGAAGAACTTCACCGTTAAACTTCACTTTGCAATTTGCTGAAGTACAGATGTTCGCGTCCCACACTCTCTTTTGGAAAATCTTGTAGATGGAGTCGTCCATTTTGGACATCCCGAAACGCGCCCAATCTGGTGTGAAAGTCACGGCCACGGATGACGTGGCACCCGAATGTTTTTTGATTTTTGGAGGGTAGCACGTGGACATATTTTTGGACCATTTTTGGGTATACGTTTGCTTTGTTTCGTGGTCTTTGATGACGACAGAGAATTCCGATGAGTAAATATTCGTCAACTTGGCTCCATATCCGTTACGACCTCCCACAATCCGCTTCTGGTTGTCATCATAATTGGTACTGGTTAGGAGATGCCCAAAGACGAGTTCGGGATTCCACACTTCGTGTTTTTCGTTGAATTTCGCACTAATACCACCGAGTGGTCCATTGTTTTCAATGGTAACTGCACCCGTTTCTTTGTCTACAATGACAGCAATCTGGGTGACATTCTTGGGGTGAAGGGAGTTACGATCGATTGCATTGACTAAAATTTCGTCGAAGATTTTCAATAGGGCTGGGGAGTAGTTGAGGTTCTTCTTCTCGAACTTTTTTTGCCCATTGAGAATCCAGTAAGGTTCGGTTCCCAAGTCGACAGGACCCACGTATGAGTCAGGTCGCTTTAAAACGTGTTCGATGTGAGTGAGCTTTTGAACTGATTCCATTCTTACTCAGTATTAAATCTTATTCTCTAACTAGGTGCAGCCTCAGGTTTTTAAGTTTACCATTCTTACTTATTGTTAAATCTTATTCTCTAAATCAGGATTCTTTAAGCAAAGCTTGTTTTCTTTTTGCCCAATATGTATTTAGCCTTTTGCGCATGCTTTCTTGCGAATTCTTCGACATTTTTTTCAGGAGCTTATAATCTCTGTTTCGGTCCGCTTTGAATCTCTTTAGCTTGTTGACGGTGGCGCTGGAACGATTGGATCTGGTGGGTGTGGGGGAAATTTTGACGGTGGTGGCACTGGAACGATTGCTATTGCTGCTGACGGAACGACGATTGTTGCTGTTTGAATTGTTGCTGTTTGAATTTACTGACTCATACTCGAAACGCCTGGCACGTGAGTACGATGGTCGCCATTCCCATATTAAATTCTTTTTACTACTGGATTTGGGATTTTGTTTGAACCCGAACCTTTTGTAATAGTTGATGGCTGTGCTTACGGAACTGAGTGTTAAGTTTTTTCTTCTCTTAACTGCAATCTTCTTCAGAAGATCCAAAAGGCCCTTTCCCGGGGCGTAGCCTCCCCTTCTGTTTTCCTTTCCCATATCATTGCAGATAATAGTCACGTTGAGTTCGTCTGCTACATCAACTCCCGCGACTCCCCGGACCTCTCCTCTCGAATTATACGCCAATAAGACTAAATCGGCACTTTTTAGGACCGAGCTGGCATATGTATTTAAAAAATCGCACAATTTTCCGTTTCGTATAGTTTTAAGAGCGTCCTGTATCCCCCTGTTTTTCTTCCACTTGTTACGATGGTCCAGTTTTACGATACGAAGGCCCTTGAAGGCCGTCGCGTAACGAGTCATCTTATTTTACGCACACATTTTTTTTGAATATCCAATCACGGCACATGTGATCCGCTTTCCCGCGTGTCCCGTAGTTAAAGAATCGTGGTGACCACCTTTACCTAAATCGTCCGGGTCTTCATGAATGACGAGTCCTCGACCAATCACATTAGCCTTCGACCCTCGTAACTTTACGAGCGAATCGACCATGCGAAACCTGGCTACGCCTCGACTGTCGAATTTTATGTTTCCAAGATCGCCGACGTGGCGCTCCTTCGATTTGGGTCCGCCGTGTTGTTTGCCGTAGGGGTTGAAGTGCGCACACGCACTGGAACAACCATCGGACAAATCACCCGCCTCATGGATATGGAATCCGTGCAGTGAATTTTTGTACCTTTTCGATCTGAGGGTGCCACGAATAACTACCTTGTTTCCTTTTTCAAAAAATTCCACGACACCCTTCACGGCGGGGTGGTCGAAAACTGCTGCGGCAATAATGACACCCATATAGTTAATACGTAACATTTTTTTATTTGTTTCGGTAGAGCGAGTTTAAGAACGGTTTCGTGAGCACTCTCCTCGAATTCAACGCGCGGATCAATCGCTTGCGAGCGTCTATGTTCAGTCGTCTGAACAACTGTGTGTTTAAGCCGGTAGATTTCGAATAAAGGTTTTTATACGTCTTCTGTCTGGATTGAGTACCTCTAACAACTTTTTGTATCTTCGTGGCAGCAGCTTGACGACGACCAGCGCTTTTGACGCGGGCTCTCGTCCGACTGCTCACAGGTGAGTTTCGACGGGTGTTCATTTATACTACAATCAGATTTTTTTTTGTGCGTCGAAGCGGGCTGCTATGTCAGCCTCGGACGTCTTACACGGACAATAATAGTAATCCTGTCCACCGCAGTTGCCCAAATATTCGAGATGCTTGTTTCTTTCGCAATTATTCGAGTCAAAATAATCCGGCATGCCCTTGGTCTTTTCTTCATAACACTTCGTTATTTCGAGAGCTGAAGGACCTTTTTCGTCCCGTTTAAAAAAAATATCCCACATTTCTTTAGTAATGTCGATGCCAGCATCTACTATATCCCTAAAACCCAATGGATCTAGGACTTCATTTTCACGTCCTATTTTTAAAAAACCAGTTTCTTCCTTATTTGTGAGGAATTTACCTTCGCAGGCCCGCAATTCAGAGGAACGCTTTTTCAATTTTTCGAGAACGCGTGGGACAAGTTCTCGTGGGACTCCGGTAAATCCACTATTCACGAGTTCGGTTAAATCTCCGATTCCGAGCGTTCTTGCGACCATGAAGTTATTAAGCATCGTCGCGCACTCGGAAGCTGCTCTCTCGGCCTCGACTTCGGCTTCCTTCC